TTATAACAAATAGGAGAAGTTAAATGGCTAGAGTAAGAGTGCCATTAAATAACTTTCAATTTGGAGAGGTAAGCCCATCATTAACATCACGAACCGATACAAAGGTTTATACAAACGCAGCAGAAGAAGTTCGCAACTTCTTTATACGATCAGAAGGCGGCTTGAAAAAGAGAACAGGCACAAAAAGATGGGCAAACTTTGGAAGTAATCCTGCACATTCAACAGCCCTCAGACAATCAGTAAGAATAGAACCTTTTATATTTTCGGATGATGAAAAATATATAGTAGCATTTAGCAATACTAGAATAGAGATATTTCAGATCAGCCCTACTACTGGTAATATATCTTCTATACAATCAATTACTGGACAATCTTGGTTAGTAAATACAACTGCAGCACCTTATCTTGAGGAGATTACTTTTGCTCAACAAGGTGATGTTATGTTTATAGCACATCAAACCTTTATGATTAGAACTTTAGTAAGGACAGGTCTTACTACATTTGTTGTAGAAACATTTGCCTTTGACCAATCAAGAGATGGTAATGAAATATATCAACCATACTTTCCTTTTCAAGCACTAGGTGCAACAATATCTGCAAGTGCAACAACTGGTAGTGGGGTTACCTTAACTGCTTCTGAAGATTACTTTACATCAAATCATGTAGGTGTTGATTTATTAATTGGCGAAACAAGGTGTAGAATAACTGCATATACAAATGCCACTACTGTTACAGCTACTATTAACGGAACATTAAGAGTACAGCTTCCTATAGATTCTTTGGAAACTATAGAAAACTCTAGTATAATTAAAGTTACACAAGCACTACATGGTTTAGCAACAGGTGCAAGTATAACTGTAGAAAGAGCAGGGTCATTAGGTGGTATAACAAATAGTCATATTAATGGTGCCCATACTATAACAGTTATTGATGAGAATAGTTATGAATTTGATTGTGGAAACACTGCTTCATCTAGTGCTATAGGTGGAGGTTCACCAAGAATTATTACAGGTGCAGCTACATCAGAATGGCAAGAGCAAAGTTATTCTGCACTTAGAGGTTATCCTGCAGCAGTTACATTTCATCAAAATAGATTATGGTTTGGTGGTACATTAGCACAACCTGATGGAATATGGGGTAGTAAGTCTGGGCAGTATTATAACTTTGATATAGGTGATGCTGAAGATGATGATGCTCTTGATCTTACTGCAAACGTAGGTGAGATATTTACTATAAGACATTTAGTATCCAATAGAGATCTACAGGTATTTACCACAGGTGCAGAATTATTTGTGCAAGCACCAGTAGATAAACCAGTTACTCCATCTAACGCACAGATACGCAGACAAACACCTTATGGTGCATCTTATGTAAGGCCAAGTGTGTTTGATGGTGCTACTTTATTTATACAGAAAACTGGTAGTGCATTAAGGGAGTTTTTGTTTACTGATGCAGAAGCAGCTTATACTTCTGTTGCTGTATCAGGTCTTGCTCCACATTTAATATTAGATCCAGTACAAATGACATCTATTAAAGGTGCATTGAATAGAAGTGAGTCGTATGCTTTCTTAATAAATAATGATGGAACACTTGCTGTGTTCTACTCTGTAAGAGGTGATCAGAAAGCAGGTTGGGCCTTATGGAATACACAAGGTACTTGGCATAGTATATGTGCTGTACATGAAAGATTGTTTATTGTTGCAGCTAGAGATGATGGATCAGGCACAACTAAATACTTTTTAGAAGAGTTCCAAGATGATATGCCTATGGACTTTTGTGATAGTTTTACAGGAAGTGCTAGTGTATTTACAGGATTAACCTCATCACACTTTGCTAATAATGCTGTAGTAAAAGCTACAAATGGCAATGACTATCTTGGTGAGTTTACTATTGCAGGTGGTCAGATAGATGCATCTTCTGTTAAAAGTGGTATAACACAAGCCTATATTGGCTATGCCTTTACACCTACTATTAAAACATTACCTATAGATGCTGCTATACAAGGAGGGCCACTAACAGGAGAGCCTAGACAGATTCCTAAAGTTGTACTAGATTTATTCCAAACAACAGCAGTAAGTGTAAGAGGCCCTAACGATACATCTACTGTTAGAGATCTTATTATTAGAAATGTTACGGATGATATGAGTTTAGATAGGGTAGCAGTTACAGGTAAGGAAGAGTTTAGGATGTTAGGTTACAGTCGTGATCCAAGAATAACAGTATCTCAGTCGTTTCCTTTGGATCTTCAAATTAATGGTATGATAGTAGAGGTGGCATTTTAATGGCTATAGAATGGGCAATAGCATCAGCAGCAGTATCTGCAATAGGTTATAATCAAGCGGCTAAAGCAGCTAAAATGGAAGGTGCGTTAACTGCACGTAATGTAGAAACACAAGGTAAGATAAGGAAGTTACAAGCACTTCAAGAACATAATTCTATCATGCAAAATTTAGAATCATTTAAAAGCACTAATGCTGCTATAGCAGGTGTAATGGGAAGGGATATAGGCTCAGACAGAAGTCTTAATGCACTTAGACAAAAAGCAGATAAAGATAATATAGAAACGATTGCAAGAGCTAACTATCAATCATTAGCAGATGCATCCAAATATGCACAACAAGCACAGATGGCACGTCTTAAAGCAAGTAATTTAAGTAAGGCATATAGAATGAAAGCATTTGGTTCTTTGGTATCAGGAGCATATCAGGCATCAACATTAAAGGCATAATATGGTAGAATTTTTAAAATCAAAAAGAACATCCTTTGTAAATAAACCTGTTGGTGTAGTTGCTGCAGATACAGGCGCAAGACAATTAGGACTTGCTGTTGCTGAGTTTGGCAACTCAATGCAAAAAATATTTTGGGAAGAAGCAAGGCAAGATGCTGTAAAGGGTGATGTAGAAAAAGCAAACACACTAGCAATAAGAGATGAGCAGGGTAAACTTAAATTTGAAAAACCAAATTTCTCAAGAGTAGGTGGTGGTAAAGCTAATGCTATACTTAAAGAAAGGTATGGCAATGATATTCTTATTAAGTCAAAACAAAAGTTTGCAGAACTTCATGCTGAATATACAAGAGATGGTAAGTTTGACAAGGAAGGCTTTGATTTAGCTGCAAACTCTTACATCAAAGGACACACAGATTCATTTAAGGAAAATGATTTTGAAGAGTTTATACCTGCTTTTTTATCTAAGGTACAAAACCAAGCAGTCTTACATTCAAATAAAATATTAAATGATAAGATTGATCAAGAAAATAGAATAGCAAATGAGAATGAAAAGATAATTATTGATGAGCAAATCCAAGAACTAGAGGGTTTGTATTATAATAAAAGCAGTGTTACATCCTTAGATGAAGAAGGTGCTGCAGATAATTTTGCAGAAGATATTTTAGAAACTGAAAAAGAAATATCACAGAGAATAGAAAATTTAAAGGGTAAACCTAATGGATTGCAAGCACCTGCAATAAAAGAACTCAAAAGAAAGATGAGAATCAATTCATCTCTTGGTGTTTTGCAATCAATTATTGACAAAAATCCTACAGATGACAAAGCTATTAAAATATTAGAGATGGCATTTCAAGGTAACACTGTTACAGCAGATCAAAAAGCCTATCTTTTATTATCTAATAATGCAATTACACAATCTGATTTATTAGAAGCCAGTCAATTAAAAGACAAATTTAATTACACATATTCAGATAGATCTACAATATCAGGTATACTTAGTAACTTTGCAGGTGATGCTGCTGCAAATAATCAAAAACTATCAGACTCTATGAAGGCATTAACTAGTTCTGTTAAGATTGGATCAGGTGGATTTCACACAAACAGTAAACCTTCAAGAGAAGAGTTTCAGTTAGGTCTTGAACAAAAACATGGTGCTTTAGATCTAAGATCATTTTTAACTATGCCAAAAGATAAATATGAAGCTGTGCTTGCAGATCTAAGAACATCCACAATACTTCCTCAATCTTTGTTTGAGGCTTTTAAGAATACAAATATTATGGCTATGTTTGAGGGTATGCCTGTGGGATCTCGTCAAACAGTTGCGGCAAAACTATTAAATACTTGGAATAATATATCCAAACGACAAGATGTAAATGGGTTTGTTTCTAGCAGATATCCAAGTCAATATAATGATATTGAAAAGAAATTTTCTATTATTAAAAAGATTACAGATATAGGTGGTGCTGATTATATATTACCTGCTTATGAAATAGCAATGATGTCACCAGAGAATACAGATGATGCAAATAAACTAATCATGTCTTACAATGAAAAGTTTGATTTAAATGCTACAAAACCTGCTGATGTTATCAATGCCTTACTTACAGAAAGCGATATAGATAAACAGTTTCATCAAGAATATTTTTCTTTTACAAAGGCTTTGTTGTTTGCAGGTAAGTTAAAAGATTCGCAAGGTAAGTCTGTAGAGTTTTCTAAAGACAATATAGTAGAAGTTTTAAATGATACTTTTGTTAATTTACATGAAGAAGATGAAGATACATTTCAATTATTTGGTAATGTTTTAGGAGGCAGAACAAATGTTTCTTACAAAAATCATTATAAGAATGAAGGGTCGAGAAAGTTTTTTATTGATTATGTAAATAATCGGTTACAAACCAGAAGAACATTTACACCTGAAATGATGGAAACTGCAACGCAAATAGGTGTTGAAGACATGAGGGCAGGTGATGGTGGCAATGTAAAGTTTATGCCTGACTACAGAAACACTGGTAGTGGTAGCATGACATGGACATTGGTAGACGAAGACAAAATTCCAGTATTAGGTTTTGATGGAACACCAATACAAGTAAATACACAAGACGTTGACCGATCTTTAGCAATTCATTTAGAAGAACAAAACAAAGCTATATTAGCAAAAAACTACAGATCTACACAACTTACTGATGACAATA